AACGGGCAGGTAAGTACAGGTTGGCCAAGTTTAGATAAGAAACTGTTTGGTGGATTCAACAGAGGCGAACTGAATATCTTTGCAGGTGGATCGGGTTCAGGTAAGAGTTTGTTCTTGGCTAACTTGGGTGTTAACTGGTGTCTAGCAGGTATGAATGTATTATATCTAACATTTGAACTTAGCGAAGCATTGGTTAGTATGCGTGTAGATTCAATGACAACTGATATTGCAAGTCGTGATATTTTCAAAAGCATCGATGATGTTGAAATGAAAGTTAAAATGATTGGCAAGAAGTCGGGTGCATTTCAAGTTAAGTACATGCCCACAGGTAAGAATGCAAACGATTTAAGAGCATACATCAAAGAGTATGAAATCAAAACAGGACGCAAACTTGATGTTGTGTTAGTAGACTATTTGGATTTGATGCATCCAAATGCTGTTAAGATTAGTGCAGAGAACTTGTTTGTTAAAGACAAGTATGTGTCAGAAGAACTGCGTAACTTGGCAATGGAATTAAACACAGTGTTTGTTACAGCATCGCAGTTGAATCGTAGTTCAGTAGAGGAGATAGAATTTGACCATAGTCATATTAGTGGCGGTATATCGAAGATTAACACGGCGGACAACCTCATAGGTATCTTTACAAGTCGTGCTATGCGTGAAAGAGGGCGTTATCAAATTCAGCTAATGAAAACTAGAAGTTCAAGTGGTGTTGGACAAAAGATTGACTTGGAGTTTGATGTAGACAGTTTGCGTATTAGAGACTTAGGCGAGGACGAAGAATATCAAGAATTTGAAAAGCGCAAGAGCACAGTGTTTGATCAAATCAAACGCAATAACACACCCGCAGTCAAAAAAGAAGATCCAAGCGAAGGCGACACAGTAGGAAAGATCCGTGCTGAAACAAGCACAACACAATTGAAAAACTTTATCAATAATTTACAATGATTAGATATTATGTAGGCGAATTTAAACGCAGTGAAGATGCTGATTATGACTTTCTAGAACACACACAGATGTGTGATCAACTTGGACAACAGTTAATAAATGACATGTTGGAATACAGCGATAGAGCATGGAAAACATATGGAAATGCACAAACTGCAAGACCCAGTTATTATCTCCATGTGCAAGTGTACTGTGAGTTTTCAAACGAAAAACATGCTACTTGGTTTAATCTAAAATATCCTCAAATTAAAACTGTGCCATCTGTAGACAATGCTAAATAAAGTGCGTTTAACGCATTAGGCATTATAAAAGACTACAAGAGGCTAATATGGAAACAGATTTAGAAAACATCGAAAGGCTATTAAAAAGATTTAAAAGGCCAGTTCCACCAGAACAACAATATCAAGAGAGACTTGCTGAAGAGTTTGAGCTAATACTACGCCTACGCTTCACAGATTACTTCATACAAATATGTGACATTATTGACCTTACCACTGACATCAAGCATATGACTAGAGGGTCAGCGGGTAGTAGTCTTGTGTGTTACTTGTTGGGCATCACAGATGTTGATCCCATCAAGTGGAAGATACCTGTGGCGAGATTTTTAAATCCGCTGCGTGACGACCTACCGGATGTTGATATCGACTTTGAACATTGGCGACAAGGTGAAGTAATGAATCGCATATTCAAAAAGTGGCCCGGCATGACGGCAAGGTTAAGCAACTATGTCACTTACAAACCAAAAAGCGCCAAGCGAGAAGCGGCCAAACGCTTGGGCGCCGCAGGTAGACTTCCTAGAAACTTTACATACGAATCAGTGGGTGTTGACCCTAATGAAGCCAAACGCATTGAACGCAAACTGTTAGGCAAAAAAAGAGCAATATCAAAACACTGTGGAGGCATCGTAATGTTCACTAGAAAACTACCTAAATCACTTATATCACAAGACAACCAAATCCTACTCGACAAACACGAAGTAGAGGACCTAGAACATCTCAAAGTTGACATACTGGCTAATAGAGGCTTAAGTCAACTACTGGAAATAGACCCACATACTGCATTAGAAGATTATCCTGAACAAGATGCAGCCGCAGCAGCATTGCTGGCTAGAGGCGATGTACTGGGTGTTACACAAGGGGAAAGTCCTGCTATGCGTAGACTATTCCGTGCAATACAACCCACCTGTGTGCAAGACTGTGTGTTTGCTACAGCACTTGTACGACCTGTAGCAATGAGTGGAAGACAAAAAGCAGCAGTGTTCCAAGACTGGAGTGCTGAAGCTACACAAGACAGCATTGTGTTTGAAGACGATGCTATAGAAATCATAAGTAACATCATAGGAGTAGATGCATATGAAGCTGATTCATATCGTAGGGCGTTTGCCAAAAAGAATGACGAAAAAATTCTTGAGTTTGTTGAAAGGCTGGGCAACAACCCTAGAAAAGAAGAAGCAATGGCTGCACTACAGGAACTATCCGGTTTCGGATTATGCAGGGCACATGCTGTTAATCTCGGACGACTTATATGGGCTCTTGCCTATCAAAAAGCACACAACCCAGAAGCATTCTGGAGAGCCAATCTTAAGCACTGCCAAGGAAGCTACAGAAGCTGGGTGTACCAAACAGAAGCACACAGACGAGACATCCTAACAGAACCTGGTTGGTGGCACAGGGGCTTTCCACAAGGGTTGGGTGTGCAACAGAGATTTCTTGAACGAGTAAACTTTGCAGGTGTTATTGCAAACGGTAGAACCTTCCGTGGCAAGAACGGGCGCTATGTTACATTCCTCACACTGGGTACCAGCTACGGCGAGTACATTGATGTTACTGTGCAAAAGCCATTCCAATACAGAGATGGAGACATTGTAAGTGGATCAGGTGTGGTAAGACACAGCAATAACAGTGATTATATCAATTGCGTAGACGCTCGATTATGGACTTTCTCTCAATGGAAGCGACATCAGTTGGGCGAAACTCTCTCCTAATACCTATTGCACGGCGAGGATCAAACAACGCATAACTCACTGTGTTGTCTTGATTTCCTCCCAGTATTACCCAATATTCTCTACCGTTCTCGATGCGTGTTTCCACATAGAATCCTACATGTCCTTGCCAACCCTGATTGCCTCTCGGAAATACAACTATATCTCCTCTTTGTACATCTGCCTTTTCTACCCTAGTTCCCCAATACAAAAAACTTCTAGCCATTAACGGCGGATACTTGCTCTGATCGTTTAAACTGGGAATACCATCCAACTCTAGTACTGCATTGGCAAATGCTGCACACCATTCTGTTCTCACAGGATCAACACCTGTGATTTCTTTTATCTGTTTTCTGTCTTGAGTTTCGTCTAAACCAATATAAGGCTGTGCAGTTATCACACTGTCACTTTTTACAGTTTGGCCACATGCGCCTAGTATTAATATCAAACATATCCATTTCATTGTGCATATTTATTAAATATAACATGGATACAAAATCACTGTTTCAAGTTGTAGAAGGATTTAATTCTCCGGCACCAGAAGTTGTTAAAACCAACGACATGTTAAATGAAAAATTAAATTGGTTTGTTTTAGAAGATAGAACACATGCTGTGGGCATTTTAAATGTTGACTTTGATGCCAAGCCTAGAGATCTATTACTTGAATGCGATAAAAAAATTGTCTACCAACTGTTTAAACCTGAGTCTCGATTGGTTATTAGAAACACTCTAGAAAGCCGTTTTTTGAGATTAACGGAATGCATATACAAACATATACATCACACTGTGGACAAATACGGTCTTGATCATCACAAGATATGTTATATGAGCAGCAACATCAACGAACATAAAGCATACAATCGTTGGTGTTCACAAAATCGCATAGTCAACAAAATACAGGTGTTTGGAGTAGTAGGTTGGTGGGAATTCAGTCTTAACAACTACACACAATATGATCGCAGTTGGCACACAGACTTTAAAGCAAAAAAGTTTATTTGTTTAAACAGAAGGATACATGATGCACCACATAGAAAAAGCGTGTTGTATCATTTGTACAGATTGGGTCAAATCAATCATGGGCTGGTAAGCAGCACTGGTTATGAAGACAATGATCTAGCCGTTGCTGAAAACTGGGATCGCAAGTTTTATGCTGCTAGTTGTAGACCAAGAATTGTTGACATAGATGCAGGCAGTATAGGCGCTGGACCAGCAGCAGATCGCAACACCGCAGACCTGCACAGACTAACTGGATTTAGCATAGTAACAGAAAGCTCATGGGACAACGACGGCGGTACTCACAGATTCTACACAGAAAAAACTCTAAGAGCTGCATTATATGGTCATCCGTTTTTAATCATAGGTGAAGCAGGTGCAAACACAGACCTAGTGAGACTGGGATTGGAACCTTACACAGAACTATGGGATATAGGCACAGACTTCATTGCTGAAACAGATGCTAGGATAGGTGCACAACTAGAAAGCATAAGATGGGATCTAGCAGCCAGTACACTGCACACTCAAAACCGAGAAAAGATCAAACACAACAGAGATGCAGTGATGCAGAACTTGTTTAATCGAAGACAGTTGCAAAAGATCGCAGGATGGGCATTGAATGTGTGATTACTGGTACAGTGTGTGTGGCAACAGCAACTCGCCTAGGATGTGGGGCAAACATCTCGAGCACACACTGAGATTTGACAGACCTGGCACCTGTTTTGAAGCGCATGGATTAGAAGTTGAAAAACACGCAAAAAACCTGTCACTTGAGCAGTTGTTCACTGATCCAATACTGGCAAATCTTGTGA